CGCATTGCTTTGAGTGGCAGGCGTACAAGGGAAATCCCATCCCAGTGTCGCAGATGCACCCTCAGCGGTTTTACCGAATAGCGCTCTATTTCCTAACCCGGCTCCGTCGTCTGTGAACGAGGCGGAAAACACTCCATCGACGGTGATCCTCATGTCTGGCGAAACATAATATAGACCGGTGTCAGCGGCGTCGTTCCAAGTGTACGATGGAGCATCGACAGCGCCAGCGTCCTGCATTCTGATCGAATTATCTTGAATTCTCATTTGCAAAGCACCGGCGGCTGTAATGCCAAGCTGACCGGCATTAACGATGTAAACCCCCGTGTCCGCATCTGAGGTAAACCCGATAGATGGCGCACCGACGCTCCCGTCTGGAAGTGCAATAACTGATCCAGATGCCACCGTAAATGTATTTGCAGTAAACTGAAAGTCATCAGCACCAGCAATCTTGATATCTATCTGATCATCTGTATCTGCTGTGATTGATGTATCTGCATCAGCATCTAAGATAAGTTCACCAGCATTCATGTCTATTGTATTAGTTCCAGCATTCAAGAATGATCCAGCAGATGTAATTGACCATTTAGTAGCAGCAGCTTCAGAAGCACCTGTCATAAAATCTATTGAAGTTGCATTTGCACTAGAACTAAAGTCTCCTTCTGATCTTGCTTGAATTGCAGCAGATACAAGAATAGCATCTGTACCTGTACCTTCATCTGGTGCTTGAAAAGCAATCTTACCTATAACATCATCAGCAGCAATATCTGTTTCACCAGTTTGCAAAGTTAAAAGAAATGGATTATTATCTCCTGTTGCTATACTTTTAAGAAATAGACCATCATCAGGATCATGTGTAACTGTAACATCTTGATCATTACCAAAGTAAATAATACCACCATCTGCTAAATACAGATCAGACCATTCTGCTGAAGCTGTACCTAATGAATCGCCATCAGCAGAAGAAGGATCAGCAGAACTACTGGCTGCTGCCCAAGCAATATCAGTGCCATCTGAAGTTAAAACATAGTTTGCAGAACCAGCAGCAAGTGCCGTTGGATCACCAGATGCATTACCAATAATAAGGTTGCCTCGTGCCAAACCTGCCATCTTAGCAAGTGTAACTGCATTGTCTTGAATATCTGCTGTTTCAATCGTATCATCTGGAAGAACAGGAACTTGACTAAATGTAACAACTCCATTAGAAGCAATAGCAATAGCATCTGTATCTGATGCACTACCTATATTTCCAGCATCAGCAATAACAAGACCTGCTCCAGAAGTAATAACGGCTCCAGAAGTAATTGCATTATTAAATGTTGCAGCACCAGCATCAGACATATCCAATGTTAAGGCTGTAACAGCAGAGCCACCATCATCTCCCTTAAAGACAATATCTTTATCTTGTACACTGGAAGTTATTACAAAATCAGAAGATGAATTAGAGAAGTCACCGATAGCAGTACCATCATCTTTAAAGGTTACATTAGCACCACCTGCATCCAATACAATGTCTGTACCAGCATCTATTGTCAGTACAGCAGAAGAGGATATTGTAAGATCGGTCCCGTCACCTTCAATTTTTTCCCCATCATCTCCAAAAGTAACACCGATGTTTGCAGGAATATTAATATCACCACCAGAGCCAACAGTGATTGAAAGATCAGTACCATCAGATTCAATCTTTTCAGCAGTAGCAAACGTAAGTCCAACACCACTTGGAATGTTTACATCAGCCGTAGCAGTAAGGTTAATGTTGTTACCTGAAACTGTAAGGTCTGTTCCGTCACCCTCAATCTTTTCTGCATCGTCACCAAATGTAAGACCTACATTAGCTGGAATATTAATATCTGTAGTAGCAGTAAGGTTTAGATCAGCACTTGCATTAATTGTTAAATCTGTACCATCACCCTCAATTTTCTCACCATCGTCACCAAATGTAACACCGATATTTGCAGGAACATTGATATCACCACCTGAACCTACAGTTATACTAAGGTCCGTACCATCAGATTCAATTTTCTCAGCCGTAGCAAAAGTAATTCCTACTCCACTAGGAATGTTAACGTCAGCAGTGGCAGTGAGATTAATGTTATTGCCACTAATTGTAAGATCAGTGCCGTCACCTTCAATCTTTTCGCCGTCATTACCAAAAGTAAGCCCGATATCTGCTGGAATATTAATATCTCCACCACTTCCAACTGTAATTGAAAGGTCTGTACCATCTGACTCAATCTTTTCCGCTGTTGCAAATGTGACACCCACCCCACTAGGAATATTAACATCAGCGGTGGCAGTAAGATTGATATTATTGCCTGAGATAGTAAGATCAGTACCATCTCCTTCGATCTTCTCTCCATCATTGCCAAATGTAACTCCCACATTGGCTGGTATGTTAACATCAGAAGTAGCAGTAAGATTGATGTCAGCGCCAGATGTTACAGTAATATCTGTTCCATCACCAGAAATATACTCTCCACCTTCATCAAACAGGTAAAGACGTTTTGAACTATCAATAACTACATCATCACTAAACTTGAAGTGATCCTCATCTTCCATCCATGTAAGAAGACCATCACTAGTTTCTCCATCAAAAGTTACTGCAATATCTGTTCCTGCTGTACCGTCACCAATTGTGATAGCCGTACCCAAAAGTTTAGTAACAGGGCCACCTTCAGCAGTGGTGCCATCATGTGTATGTCCAGTAGAAGCAGCAAAGGCAGAAACTAATTGAGCAAATTCATTATTAAAGTCTGCTGCATTGATGACTTCACCATCAACAATTTCTGTGCTACTTTGTCTTGTATAGGTTGCCCCCATTATCGTCTTCCTCCTGCAGTAAATTCTAATTGATATGAATGTAAAGTAAATGGATTGTTTGCGCTGTCGTGATTAACTCTTACAGCAATAAGAAATCCTGATCCTTCAATGGCTCGTCTAAAGATTGGTGCTCCACTTGAATCATACACAGCACTGGCATACGTAGATGAAGAACTTCCGTATATGGCAATGCCGCCGGGAGATGCAATATCAAAAAATGTAGGTTGAGGCACATCCTTACTATCCGAATCATATCTAATTCTAAGTTGTGCGTCTACTGTTCCTTCTACCTCATAGTTTAAAATAACACGCTGCATAAGTTTGCGAATGCCGGTATCTCCAAGAGAGAGATCAGGTGATCTATACACAGCGACAACATTACTTCCGTCGAATGTGTCACCACTTTCCTGCCTCCTAACATATCCATCGTATCCACCCTCTATAATATACTCAGTGTTGCTTATAAATCCTGAATCCATCGAAGAAGGTTTCATTCCTTTTATATCAGCAAACTCATATCCTATACCCTGCTGTGTTCTTTTTAGTGTGGCTAAAATGCCGTTTGAATCACCTGCTGCTGCTCCATCTTTAGGATAAAATAAACGGTATTGACTTTTATTCCTTACAATTACAGAACTAATGTTATCAAATCCAATATCCTGTATTCGTTTTTGTATTGGTTTAGATACAGAACCTAATTCTACGTCACCGATTCTTGCAGTTGCGGCTACTGTTCTTAAACCATCTGGTGACAGAAAGAGTAGATCACCACCTATTTCCTGTACTGAAAACCCATCTGCACAACCCAATGTTCTTGTTACAGGAGCTACTTGCCAATCGGCTATGCTTGTTCCTTGAAGTTGATAGATTTTATCTTTACCAAAAATGAACAGAGCATCACGAAAGACTTTTAATTCTACAATCGGTGTGTCTACTTTAATTGATCCTGCACCATTTGCTGCAGTAAAATCTGCTTCATTAAACGGAGCAGAGAACACAATCTCTTGTGGGTTAGTAGACATTCCAGCAAAAAACATATGATCTCGAAATACCGCTACAGAGGCAGGATCAGCAGGAGCACCCGTAGCATTTAATAACGTATAGGTAGAACCATCATACGTAGCTGCTTGATTAACATCGTCCACCATAACAACTTTAGTAGTATTGTTAAAGTTAAAGTCATCAAACTTGTAACGGCCAGCAGAAGTTCGTGTACCAATAGAAGTACTCCAACCTGTTCCTGTGCTAAACTTTACTACATTACCTGCAGCAGCAAGTACACCGTTGTTAAAAATTTTAACACCAAGTATAGCATTACTGCTATCTACTTGATTGCTGTCA